GTGTTTAACACGGTCAACGACAATTCAACCGGTCTTCAATCGGTTGACGGCGAGGGAATGCCGCAGGCATACGGACGCATCAGGTCGAGAAAATTCAGAGTGTGCATGAAAAGGCTGCTTTCGCTGCCGGTTCAGGATGAACAGGCGCGGAATGAGCTTCTCTCGCTGGGAGTGGACGGAAAGGACACCGACAATTATATGCTGGTGACCCTTGCCGTATTCAAAAAAGCGGTGGGAGGCGATCTGAAATTCATCCAGGAGCTGAGACAGATCATCTCCGACAACGAAACAGAAATCGACAGGAAAACAGGCATTGCACAGCTCGACAAGATCAGGGCGCAGACGGAGGAAATCAGACACAAGCTCTGCCCCGGAGACGACGGAGGAGGTCAGTACATGGCGGAATTCTTTGACGCTCTGCGAAGCTCCGCTGATTGCCGGACAGAAACCAACGATCAGGGTGGTGAGGATATTTGACAAAACACAAGGGCGCTTTTCGGTTCAGGAAATTTTCGCCCAAGCAGATCAGAATTCTGAACTGGTGGCTGGACAATTCCCCTTATGCCGACTGCGACGGGGTGATCGCCGACGGCGCGATCCGTTCCGGCAAGACGATCAGCATGTCGCTCTCTTTCGTGATGTGGGCAATGGAAAAATTCAGCGGCGCCAACTTCGCTATCTGCGGCAAGACCGTCACATCGCTGCGGCGCAACGTCATTTCTCCTCTGGAGCAGATGCTTGCCTCTCTTCCCTATTCGTTCAGCGAAAAACGCACCGAAAACCTGATTACCGTTTCCTTCGGCGGCAGGGAGAATTATTTCTACCTCTTCGGAGGTAAAGACGAGGCTGCAAGGGATCTCATTCAGGGCATTACACTCGCAGGAGCGCTCTTTGACGAGGTCGCGCTGATGCCGGAATCCTTTGTCAATCAGGCGACGGCGCGCTGTTCGGTGGAGGGCGCAAAGTGGTGGTTCAACTGCAATCCCGAGGGACCCTACCATTGGTTCAAAACAGAGTGGATCGACCGTGCCAAGGAACGCAGGCTGCTATATGTCCATTTTCTGATGACCGACAACACGACGCTTTCTCCCAGAACACTCGAAAAGTACAGGAACATGTATACCGGTGTCTTTGCCAGACGTTTTATTCTGGGAGAGTGGTCGGTTGCCGACGGGGTGATTTACTCCATGTTCGACAGGGAGAAAAACGTCCGTGACGAGGTCTCTTTCACTCCCGAAAGGGAATTTATCGCGGTGGACTACGGCACCTTTAATCCCTGCGTTTTTCTGCATTTCTTTGCATCCGGTTCGGGCGACGGCATCCGGCATTTCATCGACCGCGAGTATTACCACAGCGGCAAGGACACTCGCAACGGCGTTCCCGTACAGAAGGACGACGGGCAGTATTCCGACGACATGCTGGCTTTTGCCGGCGGAAGGCGGGATATTCCCATCATTATCGATCCTTCGGCAAGTTCCTTCCTCACCCGGCTGAGGCATGACGGCTTCACCAATGTGCTGCCCGCGAAAAACGCTGTGGCAAAGGGCATTTCCGCCGTTTCCTCTGAACTGATGCAGGGAAGGCTTGCCATTTCGCCTGATTGCAGGCAGACGCTCTGCGAGATTCCTTCCTATGTCTGGGATTCAAAATTCGCCGCCAACTGCGGCGAGGACCGTCCGCTCAAAGAAAACGACCATTGCTGTGACGCCATGCGGTACGGAGTGTATTACGATGCGGTCTGTCACCCCTCTGTCCGGCCTTCGGTTTCCGGACGAGGTGCAAGATGAAGCGCACAGTCTGAAAAAAGGCGGCGCTAAGAGATTAAAGAACAGATAATTATTGGGGAAGGATTTGCCTTGAAAACAGTTCAGAGCCACGCATGCGCGTGCGCTCTTTTCTTTTATCTTTTATCCATTATCTCTTATCTTAATTCCGGAGGAATATCTTATGAACATTACGCCTATGCAGATGCTGATGGCGGAGCTGAACGGACTTTACGGTTCGGCTGTGCTGGAGGACATCGGCAAAACCATACGTCTGTACGAATTCTACGACGGCAAGGGACAGGATTGGCCGGTTGCTTCGGGGCTGGATTACAAGCCTACCAAAAAACGTGTCAATCTTGTCAAAAAGCTCATCAAGAGAGAAGCCGGGTTCATGTTCGGCAGAACGCCTGAAATCAATCTCAAATCCAAACACGCTGACGCAAAAGATATTGCTTTTGCGCAGGACATTCTCAATGATATGCTGGAAAAGTCACGCTTCAAAAGCAAGCTGATTCAGGCGGCTAAAGATTGCTTTATCGGCAAGCGCGTTGCCATAAAAATCAGCGGAGGCTTCGGAAGGGAGCCAAAAATATCTTTCCGTCCGTCATTTGAATTTGTCTACTCCACCGCTGACGATGACTGCGACAGGCTGGACAAGATCATCTTCTTCTATCAGATCAACAATGAAGCCCTGCGCAACAAGCAGAGGATCTGGAAACAGAAATACTTCATGCAGGGCGGAAGATGCATTCTGAACGAAGGTGTCTACAACGGCTTCGGACAGCTGATCGAGGGAGGAAACGACTTGGACACCGGTCTGGATTTCATTCCCTGCTATGTGATCATCAACGAGGGGCTCACCGGAGATCTGATGGGTGAAAGCGACGTTGCGGAACTCATTGATTTGCAGAACGCCTACAATCATCTGATTTCGGATGACGCGGACGCGCTCCGATTCAATATGTTTCCCCAGACCGTTGCCACCGACGCCAAGGCTGAATCGCTCGAATACATTCGCCTCTCCCCCGGCTCACTGGTCGATTTGCAGACCGATCCCGCCGTCATGTGCGACGGACAGTCCAGACAGGCCAAACTCGAAAAGCTGGAGTCCGGCTTCGGTTACTCCGATCGCTTTGAGGCTGCTGTCAACCGCACGAAGAACGATATGTACGATCTGATGAGCATTCCTAATGTCAGCCTGGAGCAGCTCAAGGGGCTGATGCAATCCGGCAAGAGCATGCGGGCGCTGTACTGGGAGCTTATCTCGCGCTGCGAGGAGAAATGGGCTTCGTGGGAACCGGCTCTCCAATGGCTGGCGGAAACTGTGCTCAAAATGGAGGCGGTTTACATGAACGCCGACATTCCCGACGGTGTATATGCGGAGATCGAGCATTTGTACCCCATTCTGGAAGACGATTTCACCGAGATGGCTAACGACAGGCAGGAAGTGGCTGCGGGACTCCGCTGCCGCAAAAGCTACATCCAAAAATGGGGTGTTGCTCCCGATGCGCAGTCGGAACTTGACCGCGTGAAGGAAGAAGCAATGTAATTCAGCTGCTTTGAAAAAACGGTTTTTTTGTCCAGAACTCTGTATGACATTAAACTCTGAGGATGTTTCATCATAGCCGACGGGCTGGCGCGTATGCTCTTTTTGCAAGGCAGAAGAATTCGACACGATTTTTTGATGAAGGGATATTGCTGCCGCTGAAAACTCATACCGCGAAAAAACGGATTCATTCATTTGCCGACGGGCATTCACACGGTCGTTTGACCGGGTGAGAAAACGGAAGGAGTTACTATAAATGGAAGCTACACGCAACAATTTGCCGATCATTTCCGACGCTGACGCGGAGAGAATTGCCGACTCGCTTGCCGCCGCTCTGGACAGTCGCAGACAGCGCGCCGAACGCTCGGTCATCCATTCGTTCGCACAGCAGAACAGCATCAGCCCCGACATACTGGAGGAGCTTCTTCGCCGGCGCAGGGAACGCGAAAAAGACGCAGTCCCGGATGAACTTCAGGCGGTCATTGACAGGCGATTGAAGGAAGCCGATGACAGGCTGGTTCATGCCGAAATCAGAGCTGTCGGGGCACAGCTCGGTCTGATTGACGCGGAAGCCGCTTTCGCCCTGATGGACAAGTCATCCGTTCATGTGGACGAAAACGGCAGTGTAAACGGTGTCAAGGAATCGCTTCAGGAACTGCTGAAAAACAAACCTTACCTTGCGGGAAACTTCTCCGCTTCCACAGGACGTACCGGCAACTTCCCCCGCGCAGACACCGATGCTTCCGGCTATGCCTCCCGTCTGGCACAGGCGCGGAGCATGGGCAACAACACCCTTGCTGCGGCTATTATCTCCGAAGCCGCCTCCAAGGGCATTCAGCTCAGATAATATGAACGGCGAAGTGTGAAATATTCCGATTCATTTTCGTTTTCACGCTTCACTTCTTGCATCTGACGAAACCCCTATCTTAATCACAGATGAAAGGAAGAATGAATTATGGCAAACATCAACGGCACAGGTACCGTATTCAACCTGCCTAACTTCGCAGGTCAGCTCTATACGGCAACCCCCGCTGTCACGCCTTTTCTCAATCTGATCAGAGCAAACGCGGTTAAAACCGACAATTTCCAGTTCTCCACCGGAGTGGAATATTCCCACGAGGCGGCGTCTCAGCCTGCTATCTCCGAAAACGCTTCTCTGACCGCGCCTGCCGCTGTCAGCTACGTCCGCAGTCAGAACACCAATATCACCCAGATTTTTCATGAGAAAGTGTCGGTGACCTACGCCAAGCAGTCGAGCGGCGGCAGACTGAGCGGCGTCACTTCCTCTCTGGAAGGCAACTGCGTTCCCAACGAGCTGGACTTCCAGACCGCAAGGGCAATTGAAAAAATTGCCCGCGACATTGAATACACCTTCATCAACGGCGTTTACCAGCTCGCCGGTAATTCCTCGCAGGCCAACAAGACAAGAGGCATGCTTGCCGCGGCAGGTACCGTCATCGACTGCAACAACCAGGCGCTGACCCAGAATTTCCTCAACAGCGCTTTCAAGACCGCCTTCGATGCCGGCGCTGACTTCACCGACATGGTGCTGATCTGCAACTCCGCCATCAAACAGTATCTTTCTACGATCTACGCTTCTCAGGCCGGATTCAATCTGCCCGATTCCAGAAATGTCGGCGGCATCAACCTCACCACCATCGAAACCGACTTCGGACCGCTGCGTATTCTCATCGATCGCTTTATGCCCTCCGGTGTGCTGCTGGGAGCGGACATCTCCTGCATCCGACCCGTTGAACAGGACGTTCCTGACAAGGGCAACTTCTTCCGCGAGCCTCTCTCCAAGACAGGCGCTGCCGAGGAATACCAGATTTTCGGTCAGATCGGTCTGGATCACGGTCCCGCTTGGAAGCATTTTAAGATCACGAATATCGCCTGACCAACAGCATCCAGCTATCATTGAATTCAGGGGGTGTTTTTTTGCCGGACAACAACAACGACCAATTCAGCGGCTTGCTGCCTCTGCTGCGGTTTAATCTGAGAGAAACATCGGGAGATTGCGCCTGCGGCTGCGCCGCATTCACCGAGAATGAGCTTCTCGCACTGCTCGACAAACACAACGGCAATGTCAACGCCGCTTCTTATGAGGGGCTTGTCATCAAGGCCCGATGCGAATCCCTTGTTCTCCCCGACGGACTTGAACTGCCGGACGGCAGAAACTACTGGCTGAATCTGGCGAGGCTCTACCGCCCGGTTATTTCACGCAATATTCCGCGCGCAGAGGAGGTGACCGTTCATGGCTCTGTCACACAGCGTTGATGCACTTCGATGCAGACTGTGCAGAAACGGTCTCCTTACAGAATACGGTGTTTATTCCCGGAATACCGATGCCTTCGGAATCCCGGGACAGCCTCAGCTGCACGCTTCTACATGGGGGTATTTCTATGCCAAGAACAGGCGGCATTTTGCCGACGTGCTGGAAATAGCAGGCAACATCGCTTCACGCACCGCACAGGATCACCGGTTGCTGGCGTTTGACAGCAACGCTCCCGAAGGGGATCTGGTGCTCATCAACGGTGTTTTTTACCGGGTGGCATCCGTGAGAGAGATCACGCAAACCTGCCGTTTTCTTACGCTGGAGGAGGAACATTTTGAAACTTCGGATTGAAATTGACGGCGTTATCGACGGACTCCGGCACTACGGGATAAACGCGCGTTCATGCCTGGACACCGTCGGAAGAAATGCGGCTTCCCGCATGGAGAATTACGCCAAGCAGAACCGCCCCTGGACCGATCGCACAGGCAATGCGCGGCGCACAATGCAGGGGGTATTCACGTGCGGTTCAGAAACCACGGGCGGATTTTCCTCGGACGGCATATGCACTGTCGGTGTAGAGGGACATATGCCTTATTCGGTCTTTCTGGAACTTGGCTACGGAGGAAGATATTCCATTCTCGCTCCCACTGTACATCATTTTGCTCCCTCCATATTGCTAGAAATTGCCAACGGCATCGGCAGTGTGAGGTGAGACAGAGATGAATTATTTTGACATCGTAAACACGCTTTACCGCTCCGGGTTGGACGTTGCTTTGCCCGGAGCCAGGCAGGGCGTCTGCACCTCGCCCTATGTGGTGGTGCAGGACGGAGGCACTTTCCGTTACGCACAGTCAGCCGGTCTGGGGTACACCCTGATTACGGTGCATTGCTACGCTCCGCTCTACGGTTATGAGCAGCTTGACCATCTGATTGAGTGCGTCAGATCGGCGCTCGATTCTCTTCGCCCTGATCTCAGATTCGCAGGCAGCGAGGGAATCCACATTATCAACGACAGTTTCAGGGCACACGAAGGAAGCGTTCAGTACATGCTGCAACGCTCCCTCCGGACACCGAACGAAACGGATTAACAAAGGAGCGCCTTCCGGCGCCGAATTCGGTTGTCCCAATAAACAGACGGTGCCTTTATCAGAAGCACAACGCTGACTGATAAAGGCTGACCGCTGATACGAAAGGATTTGAGAATAAATGGCATCTCAGCAAATGGCAATCGCCAACATCGAGCGCATTGACATTATTACCGAGGAATCCGCTCCCAGAGTGTTTTCCTTTGACACGGCCAGCGAGTCCTCCGCAGAGGCGCAGATTTCTGCCGGTGCGGAAAATGAGCTCCGCATCAAAAATCAGATTCTCGCTCAGAACATCACAGAGGACATTGTAAAGGGTTTCAATATTACCTTCACCGACACCACCTTTTCTCCCGAAGTTTTCGCTTTGGTGGACGGAGGTCAGAGCACGGTTGACTCGGAGGAGAATTTCAGAAAGTATTCCTCACCGACTGCCGGCGAAGTGGTCGCCCGCATAAAGTGCCGTCTCGCAGTTTACGCCGCTGAAAAGGACTACGACGGCAACACGCTGTCTTACACAGCCTTCGTTTTTCCCCATGCCTCCGGTTCACCTGCCTCCGTCAAGCTGAAAGACGGTGAATTCTTTGCTCCTTCCTACACTATGAAGAGCAGACCCTCCAAGGGGCAATCGCCGATGACGGTGCTTTCGCTCCCTTCGCTGCCGGTCATTGTCAAGAGCAACAACGATTTGCCTTCACAGCCCGAAATCGGAAAGACGGTTGTGCTTTCCGCCGGCAGCGTCTCGCAGCTTGACAGTGTGGTGCAAGCCGGTCATTTCGCCATCTACACCCAGGAGAACACCGAAGGAAGTTCTGAATTCGGCGGCGCAATCACTGTCGGTTATTATCAGATCGACTGACGCTTCTCCGAATGAAGTTAATGTTACTTTTTGAAAGGAATGATTATCTTGAATCAGGCTGATTCCATCAGAACCTCACAAATTGTTGCAATCCCCGGATGGTGCGAGGATGTTTGGGAATGTGAGCTGAAAAGACCTTCTATTCTCGCTCTTGCCGCGAAGGGAGCTATTGTCAATCCCCTGATGAAAACCGCCCGCAAACTCTTTTACTGCGGTATTTCACCCGACAGTGGTGACCTGCAGGAAGAGGGACGTATTCTGATTGAGATTGCAAAGGCGGCTATGGTAAAACCTTCCTTCGACGAGTTGGAAGCTGCCGGTATCGAGCTGACAGACGAGCAGCTGGTGGCAATCTTCCAGTTCACTCAGCTGGGGGCTAAGGCTCTCGGTCGATTTCGTGGACTCTCCGGCGATTCTGACGGTGATAGCAATAGCGCAGAAGTTTAGGAGTAAGCCAAGCGAGATTCTCCAGATGACGGACGGCTATGCTGCTTACTGCCTGGATGAAGCCTGCTGCTGGATAATCTCTCAGCTTGAGGAAGGCAAACGCCCTTTCTTCGGAAATGCAACAGCTTACGGAAACAGGACTGCATGCGGTAATTCACAGACAGTCCAAATGCTCCAGAAACTTGGAGCGGAGGTGAAGAACATTGATTAACGCAGGCACTGTAGGTGCTTATCTTGAACTCGACATCAGCCAGTTCCGCAACAGTCTGATGACTGCCGGACAGCTGCTCGAGCAATTCAGAACGGAAAAGGAACGCACTTTTAACGATAGCGGCATTGCTGCGGCATTGCTGCTGGGAGCACTGTCCGCTCCCTTGATTGCCGCAGGCAGGGCGGCAACCGATTTTGCCGGTGTTTTCGGAAGAGCGATGGGAAACGTGAGGAAAAACGCCGATGTCACAGGAAGCGTGATCGGCGGGATAGGAGCAAGCTTTCAGAGCGTTTCCGATTCCGCGTCGGAGCTGACTGACAGCATCAAGTCGGCATTGGGAAAACTACCCGATAATGCCGCAAAATGCATACAGGCTTCCTGCCTTGGAATGAAAAATGAACTGAATGCCGCCCAGCCTGCACTTTCTGCGGCTGCCAAAAAAGACGGAAACAGCATTGTCACCGGCTTTGACAGCGTTCTCGGAACCTCAGGCGGTTTATATGCTGTGGGAAACAAAGCCGTTGTCAATCTGTCCAGAGGAATTGACAGCAAAAAACCGACAGCTGTCGCTGCCATGAACGGAATTATGCGCGGCATGCTCACTGCCGCCGGAAACGTGAAATTCACTGGCATTGGAAGCAGCGTCGTCGGCGGAATCGCCAAGGGACTGAATGCCGGTAAATCCGGACTTCTTGCAACGGCGGCTTCTATCGCTTCGGGAATAGCAAAAAAAATTAAGGCGGTGCTGAAAATCAGTTCCCCTTCAAAAGT